TTTACTTGGAATCAGACTGCAACTGCACGCCATCATCAAGCATGTCGATATCGCGACTGTCTTGCTCAATGCCATCAAAAACCTCCTTTGTAGCTTTATTTACTCTTGTTTCAATTAGCCCTGGCTTTGCAGCAGCTAACTTTGTTAAATTGTGTCTTTTAAAAATATCAAGGTATCTATTCATTTCTCCTTGTATCTCATTGTTTTTCTTTTGTAAATCTAATAAACTTTGTCCTTGCAAAGCCATATCATTTTGTAAACTTTCTATGGTTGCTTCCTGCGTGGCTATACCTATTTCTAGTTGTGCGTTGTTTGCTTTTAGTGTTTCATTTTCATTGTATAACCAGTAGCAACCTAATCCTAACACTAAAATTATTGCTATAAAAAATTGATTCATTGCTCAAACTTCTCCCATATTTTGATACCTATAAAACCAAGTATCGAACTCCATATCATAAGTGAGAAACCCCACTTAAATAGGATAAAAGGTAGTAAAAATATTGTTTCTATCATAATTGTTGTATCCTATAATTTAACCCTTCCGCACCTCTTATCTCTACTACTTCTTTATCAGATGTAGTAAATTTTAAATACTTATCTTTTTTTACATGAAACTTCTTTACAATAAAGGTCTGGTCATCACTATCTCCATAAGTTGAATTATAACTTACAGTCAATTGATATCGAGTCTCAAAGAGAGATATTACCCAATTTTTAAACTTAATCCAATTTTCCTTCATTTTTTAATTGTTCCTTATTCTGTTGCGCAAGGGCAAGGAATTCCTCGATATATTCCTCGAGTGTCATTCCTCTTTCAGCTGCGTGTTGTCCTGCTTTGATTAAAAGTTCTTCTGTTAACTTAAACTTCATGCCACTCTTTGCCTTCAAAGAGCAAAGCTTCAGCTTCTCTTCTGCGTATTAATCCTTCTAGCACTTTGCCTCCAGCTTTGTTCCATCTTTTGATTTGAGCTGGAACGCCGTCAAAGTCGCCTGAGTTTAATACTTTAAGCATAGTTGATGATTTAAGATTAGCGGGACCGAGATTGTATACCCATGATACTAGGGCATCGAATTGGTTTTGGGATAGAGATACTTCTACACAATCGTTTATGTAGCCTTCGTATTCTTCTAGTTCAAGTTCAAGCATGTCATTCGCATGGCTTTCGCTCCACTCATCTCCTTCTTGAACATCTTTTGTATGTCCATAACCAATAGTCCATACACCAGCAGAACACTGATAAGCAGTTAACTCTAATCCTTCAAATTTTTTGATAAGGGATAATCCCTCTTGTGATATTTTCATGTATTGTCTCCAATGGGGTGTTTTTCACTCGTGAGAAACAACACCCCGAAAAACTTGACTTTCTATGTCAATGGTATTATGCTAAGAATCACGACACTGCTTCCGAATGAAGCTAGAAATATCTGATTCACTGCATGGCAAAATTCTCCATTTTCACATACAAAGTCACGAACTTGCAACATAATTGCTTTCATTTTAATTTATCTCCAAGATTTTCCTCTTAGAATTTGGAGTTCGTGACAGAGTAATAGTCAGTAATCCGTCTTGTAGATTTACTTTATCTACTTGTAAGTCTGCATTTAGAATAAATCTTCGTTCAAAAGATTTCAGACTTAAACCTTGATGAACAAAACGCTCATCACTGTTTAATTTTTGTTCTTTTTTCCCTTTTAAAAATAACTCAGTGTCGTCCTGAATTATCTCTAACTCCTTTTTATCCCAACCTGGCACGGCGACCTCTATACGATAGTCCCCACCACTTTCAATAATATTGTATCTAGGATATGCTGTTTCCGTATAAGTTGGAAGCGTAGGCATATCTAGTCCAAGCCAAAATTTACTTAAATCAATACTCATAATTTTTCTCCTAAATTCCTTTTCAGTAAATTCACTTGCGTCCTTGCGGTACGCAAAAATTAATGTGAGCAAACCTTTCACTCACTTATCTATATTATACTAAAAATTAACCTAAAAGTCAAGAAATATTTTTCTAATCTTCGAAATCTATCTTACCCTGCTCTTTCATGTAGTCTAGAGTTATTCCTATCCCATCTCTTTTACCAAAGTGATAAGCGGCATAGACACTTCCACATAATATAACGAAGTAAGCCAAATCAATACTTTCCATAAAAATCTCCATTTCATATATTATATCAAAACCCTGACCAAAAGTCAAGAAAAATATTAAGCATACTGAAAATAGTTCTTGACTTTTGCTCTTCATTTTGCTATAATATATGTATGAGTAAAAGATGGACAGACAACGAGCGTAAGTTTCTAAAACAACACTACAATACTGTCGCCATCGAAGATTTAGAAAAACATTTTGACCGAAATGCAAATAGCATAAGGTCACAGGTCAATTATCTACGAAAGCGTGGATGGACATTTAACAGGAAGAAAGATGAGCAAAGTAATAGATTTTCCAAGAAAAGCGACAGCTGATAAACAGACTGAAACGCTAATGATGACACTTATTACTGAGTGTCAAAAACTTGGTATTAATACAGCAAACAAAGATTTTTTATTTGACATGGCATGGGTGAAGAAATTCGTTCAAGCCACAGTTGATAATCAAAACAACCTCGCAAATGACCTCTGTCGCCTGACGCGTGCACAGGGAGAACCACCTTGCCGAGAGTAACCACTAGAACAATGTCATTTGAAAAAGCTCTGAGAATTTTTCGTAAGAAAGTGGAACTCGCTGGTATAAAAGATGAGCTTCGCACTCGTGAATACTATGAAAAACCTAACCAAAAAAGAAGGCAGAAAATCAACTCTGCAAAACGAAGAAATGAGCGAGAAAAATTAAGAGTTGCAAACGAGTGGAAGGCATACAAGTTGAAGCATGGACGGAATGTTAAACTTTAATACTCGAATAAATTTACAAATTTAAAATATTTTTTCATCTACCTAACGCACACGAAAACACAAATTCATACCCCTTAGAAAAATAGTACTTGCTTTATTGATAAAAGTATGGTATAATATATACATAATCTGATGATTAAGTTAATAAAATAATTTAATTCTCTAACTTCTCGCGAATCTCGCTTATCGTGTATTTACATACAAAGAGAGCTCGTCGCCTAAGCGTAAGAGCTCACCTTGTGAATTAAATGATTTAGCGAGAGAGACTAAGAGATACTTATTATAATCATCATAATCTGCTGAAAAGCAAAGTAAGTCTGTTCGGGCTTATTTCAAATTCAAACATTCCAAACAAATTACCTACAATTACGCCCAATTCGTTCGTAAATTTTCAACTATAACTTTACAACTGTCAATAACCATACGCAAATTAATACGCCTTATATGCAAATTATTCCTAGTTTTTCTTAGTGCCGTAAGGACTACGGAGTCTTAGCGACCCCGCTGCAAGTCCTCAGGTTGTGGAAAGCGTACATTCTTTACGCTTGTGGTGAATCGATAGCCATCTTCGTCATAACAGGTGACGACCATACCATGTTGTGGGTGAACTCTAGCTTCTTTTTCTATCATAAAATACTTACCACGTTCTTCAATGGTCTTTCTTAGAGCTGAGTTGTTTCCGAGAAGTTCAATTATTCTGCCAGTCCAAGCACTCATTCGCCTCTCCATTCATTTATTGTATCTCTTAGCTTTCTTAGGTCAGTCTTTGGCGATTTCTCCAACCCCGCTACTGATTCATAACTAATGTCTAAAAGGTCTGCTAGTTCTTCTACTAACTCTTTTTTAGTGACGGGGTCTTCTCCAGTTTTTGTTTTATATACTGTTTTCTTGTAAACTCCTTCTCTGCTAAGTTTACCAATTATAGATTTTATACTTTTATTTAAAGTTTCCGCTAGTTCTTCTACTGTTTCTCTGCTAGGATTATCAGTATAAGCTTCTTTCATCATTTCTACTTCTTCGGGTTTATAATTTATACTCATAGAATATCTCCTAAATCTCCATTTTTATCTATATCTTCCATTTCGGCTTCATAAGCCTGAACAATATCGTTTACTTCTTCGTGTGTCATACTCCAGCTTTTAGCAACTTTTCTGATTGCTTCACTACGACTATAACCATCTCCTATTAAATCATCAAAATCCATCTCTATGTGAATTTTAATACCTTGTGTTGCTGTTGTCAATTTATTACCTCCCAGCTGGTCTTAGGTCTAGCATCAGCACTTTTTCTTAGGTATTCCTGTATAAGTGCATCACCAGATAATTTTTTACCAAAATAAATAGTTTTTCCACTATCTAATCTTCTTTCTACTAGTCCGCTGTTATATGTTATATCCATTACGGACTTGCCATTCGCTGTATCTTCAGGTCTATCGTCATACCACATAGAATTTATACTATGACAATGTAGTGCTGAAGTTTTCTCAGCCCATTCTTCTGCTTCAATAAGCAATCGTTGTCGCTCTACTAAGCTATCATACTGCCCCATCAGTCCCACTCCCAATATCCACGCTCCCATAGCTCATGGACTAAATTGTCACCATATTCTTGAGCTGTATAACCTTCAAACTCTTCGTTTGGCTCATCCCAGTCAAAATCTTCATCATCAAACTTAGGAAACTTCTCTTTAATCTTTGCTTGATAATCTTCACAATCAACATATTCTTCAGAATGACTACAAAAATACTCGCCATCTTCTTCGTAGGATTCGAACTTATCTACTCCAATAAAGTTGCGAAACTCATCTTCGTAGGTCATTGTAGCATAAATGTTATTGCCAGTTACTTCAGCGAAGTACTCTACCATTCTTTCTACAAAAGGCACAGGGTGACACCAAGCACTATAACCATAAATATAGTTATCGCCTACTTCATCTACATTACACCACTTCGCACCTATATTGTTGCAATACCAATCATAACT